ATCACTATCTTTAATATTAAAATAATAATCCCCAGCATTTATTGTGCTTCCAAAATAATCATCTGTTATTTTTTTTCTGCACTTACACTCAACATCATATAAAATAAATAATCTTTTTAACGATCTGCCTATTTGACCAATAAATTGATCATTAGTAAACCTCTTTTTATTTATATGAAAAGGAATATAATTTTTTTCTTTTATAGGTTTATTAAATTTTAATAAATTATATGAATTAATTTTTTCTGCTATTGTATCGTAAATAAACCATTCACCTTGTACTCTACAAGCATGAAAATAATCGTGAAAATATTTTTCTGATCCCTCAAGATAACCTAAGAACTCAAGTTTAAATGGAGATCCTACTTGCAAACCAGATATTCTTCTTTTGATTCCATCAATAGAATTACTCTTTCCAATTTTAACATAATTATATTGATTAAATCCTGTATTAATATTTGGATTTAACTTAATAAAATATACATATTCTTTATTGTTTTCCTCTTTCATCTTTTAACCTTTCTTTTAATTGTCTGATCTCATATTCTTTAACTGATAAATCTGTTTCAAGTATATCAATAACCTTACGCAGTTTATCCACTTCCCTCTTGTATCGTTTTAATTCCTTTTGTAATTCAGCATCATCAAAGATGGTTGAGTAAGTCATAATTATTTCTCGTAAATTATTTTTTTAACAACACACTTTGGATAGCAAGTGATATTACCAACAGATAACTTTCCATTATCATACGAGAAAGAACTGAAGATCGTAATCTTCTTTGGTGTTTTCTCATAAAGAAAACCTACATCCTCGCACCAAGAAAAATTAAAATCATCTACATCAGATAGATCATCATACCATTGTGATGAGCTACAAATATCCTGCCAGATAATTCTAACTTTTTTATAAGGTAGTTTATTATTTTGTTTCTTCATTCCACCAAGCCTTGTAAAGATCTTCGATCTTAACTTCACCTTTAGTCACTTCCAATATCTTTTTTACTGTACTTGGTTTTGGAAATCTTTTTTCTTTACTCTCAAGGCAATACCTTGATGAGTTGGTTGCGGGATTGATAGAATTAAATCCTAACATCTGTCCCAATGTATAGTGGGATATATTTTTTTTCTTTCGCCATTCAGCTAAAGTCATAGTTGCTCCTTTGTTTTGTTATACTATTAGGATTTATATAGCATGGATTTTTAATTTGACAACAAGTTTTATTATGCTAGATTGTGCAAAAACAACAAAGGAAAAAATGATTATAAAAGAAAACTTAAAACAATACTTTAATTTTTTAAATGGTGGTCAAGGGTTTGATCATTGGTCGCCATCATCCACACAAAACTTTACAAGATTTATTCTTAACTATTCTTTACCACAAGAACTAAGAAGATCTTTTTTTATTCGATACAAAGCACCCTTTGGTAATCTGGTAAACAACACAGCTCAAAGATTGCTATGTGAAATTTTATTTCAAGGCGATAAAAAAATAACCTTAGAGAATAAAGATTATGATGATGTCTTTCAACAAGAATTAGATGAGATTAATAAATTAACACCACCTGTAGATGACAAAGATAAACTAGGTAGAGATATGATGGTGGAGTTTGCACACCCTACAATTAAGAATGTAGAGAAAGCAGTTAAAGAAATATTTAATGATGAAAAATTAGTTGCTGAAAGATATGTGTCGAGCAAGGAAGATGAAATGCTGTTCGATATTATTGGTCGGATCGATTATGAAAGCAACAATAAGTTTGTGGAGTTGAAAACAAAACCGCCTACCTTAAAAAAGAAAAGAGGTAAGGATGAATACTACATGGCAACTACGCAGCTACCCGAAGAACCAGATCCAATGCACATTAAACAAGTAGCATTCTATTATCATTGCACTCAAAGAAAACCACACTTGGTTTATGTTAATGAGAATGAATATAAAATATTTGATGAGCAATACTATCAACTCAATACAAAATATTTAGAGGACCAATACAATTTAATGGTTCAAAGAATATTATCATGGGAAGAATTAATTGTGTTCTGTAAAGGAGACATTAAAAAGTTAGCTAACTTTTCAGAACCACCAGAATTAAATCACCCTTTTTATTATAGGGATTTAATACAAGAACAAAAGCAAACAATCAAAAACTTATGGGGATTGGATGCTTAACAAAAACATAGGAGAAAAAATGAAAACAAACATATATCAAAAACTACATAAGGCAGCTTGTGAAGCAGGAGGTGTGGCAAAAGGAAAGAAAGTTCCTGGTATGCACTTCAATCCACTACAACATGATGAGGTACAAAAGGTAGCAATGGAGTCATTGTTAAACAATGGGTTGTACCCTATCTGTAATTACACCAATGAGATCAAGGAAAACTTTGTTATGGTTACTTGCACCATGAGAATACATGATGTTGAAAACCCAGAAAGTTATGTTGACATCAATGGATGTTCGGCAATGGGAAACCTAGATAAGTTTGGTACAGGTAATGGTATGAGTTATGCCAAGAAGTACGCATTCTTGAATGCACTTAATTTAAAAACAGGTTTGGATAATGATGATGGTTATAAAGCTAGTCCTTTTAAACCAAGCAATACTAAACCTACTAATAATATTCCACAAACAAAAGTAAGTGGTACAGCTCACATAAGTGAGAAGTCCACTATTAGTGGTACAGGTCATCTCGACATGAATGTCGATATGAATCAAGTAAGAGATGCCATAAAATCAATCAATGATATTTATGCTCTAAGGAAATTTAGAAAAGATAATCCTAGCTTATTTGATCCTAATAAAAATCTCAGAGTGTATCGACAAGTCACAGATTTGTATGATGTACATGAGACTAAACTAAACCAACAAGGAGTAATATAATGAGTGATAAGATATATATAAAACTTACGCATAACGCAGACAAACAAGCAGGAGATAACAGACCAGTATTTGTTGCACCAATAAATCCTAAAAGTCCTCAAGGCAAAACTTGGAGACTTGGAACTAAGATAGGAGATACTTGGTACAATCAAGCTGCATTTGATGATCTTGATGAGCAAGGTAATCCAACAGGAATTATCAATGTCGTCTTGACACCATCAAATTCTGGATCAACAGCTGCCAAGCCTAGCGGACAGCAGCAATCTTTTGGCAACAATAATAGATTTGCAAAAGGTCAAGGTTCAGATTATAAACAAAACAATTACAACAGATACTAATTTAGAGTCGTTGTAATTCAATGGTGTGTCGGAGTTTTTTGGGTTTACATTTGCTAGACTTTCCCTTTCTTCTAGCTTCCCTCTTTGTTTTTCTCTGGCACACCTTTAAAAACAAGATATGAAAGTAACAGATTTAGATAAAGAAATTAAAAGTAAGATCGTTGAAGATCGTCAAAAAGATTATGGAGACTATCAATATAATTTCCATATGTTAGCAGAGATGTTTACATTGGTCCTTGCTGATAATCTAAAAAGAAAAATAAAACCTTATCAAGTAGGTCATATTATGATGGCACTTAAACTTTATAGAGCAACACGAGGATATAAAGCTGACAACTATCACGACATGAGTATCTATAATGATATGTCATTTAGCTTACATAAAAAAGATATAGACAAACAGGATAAAACATGACAAAATACAAACGAATTATTAATGGGGAATGTCATTTTGAAATGATTGAACTCTTTGATGATTTAGAGAAAGCTGCAAACAACTCGAATAGAGGAGAGTTTGTAGAATGCAAGATCGAAAATTTAAAATTTGATTTTGCAAAAGTAACAAAGGAGCATGATGGAAAACATCAAGATGCACTTGCAAAAGCTAAAGGATCTTCAAGCAAAGAAACATCAGAAGTTCCTGGAAGCAAAGCATAAAGTAAATAAGTATCAACAAGATTCTTATAAATTACTTTGGCAAATTGAGCAGGTGAAAGAAAAGTTATTAGCTACTAAATAGTTAGTAATTTAAAAATTATAAAAAAACAATAAAATCTGTAGGGGATCTATGACTAAAATTGAAAGTAAAATGTTTGGTGAGATTAAACTTGCCATGAAAGCTGGACACTATTCCAATCTTTCTTACAAAGAAAAACAAATCTATAAGAACGCATTTAAGAATGGTTATAAGTTAGCTAAGATACACGTCAACAAAAGCAAACAAGAATTTAAACCAAGAAGAATTATCACACACTCTTATTCCACACCTAATGATAAAGTTTATTTACTTATAGATAAAGTATGTAAGAAATATTTTATCAGTAAGAAAGAATTGTTTAGCAAGATTAGAACTCAAGATGTAGTGAGAGCTAGAAATATTATTCACAATCTATTGAGTGAGAAATATAATATGAACCTATCTAATATTGGTAGATATTTTGGACAAGATCATACTACAGTTTTACACTCCTTACGAATGAAACATAACAAGCAAAGATTTTGGGATTCAAATCAAACGATATGGCAAGAGTATCAAGAGTTAAAAGAAATATTGTAGGTGTTAATTGGCATCTTCGTTATCGATTAAAGATAGAAGATCTTGAACACAAACTAGATGATATGCGTTTGTATGTTCGGCAGTTAGAAAGAAAGTTAAAAAAACTTACTTCTTCTTCTTTGGAAAACCCATCAACATATTGTGATAAGCCTTATCAGAAATTGTAGATTTCTTTTTAGATCTACTGATCCCTTTTTTCTTTCGCTGATTGATGTTATAATATAAACCTTTTTTTGGCATTAGTATTTACCTTTCATTTTCATTTTCATTCCTTTTTTCTTCGCATATTCTTTTGCTTTTTTCTTTCCAGCTTTCGTATAGCTGAACTTCTTTTTTCCGACCATTGGCATTGTTGTTCTCCTTATATTTGCGTTCACAATAATTATCAAAACAAGAACCATCTTTACCATCATGGCAAAAATATTTCTTACTATGAGTTATAATCCAACCACCATCAGTATTCAATAGTTCTCTACCACATTCTCCACATATTCCACAAAGCAATACTGTTGATTTTTTTTTAACCCAAGAATTTTTTTTGGCTACCATGCCTTGCAGGACCAATATCTTGGTGTCAATTTATTGGTAGCTGTAGAGCAGTTGTGTCTAGCTCTGAAGCTCTTTCTTCTTGCAGGTATTTGTTTCTTGATTGTCATCTTAGGATCACCAAATCTAACTAGCTTAACCTTGCTGCCTACCTTTGCTAAGACCGCTGATTTCTTTCTAGCACCTGGTGTTTTCTTAGGTTTATTGTAACCAGAAAATCTTTCACCTCTGTATGTTATTGCCATTGTTTACTCCGCTGGACTATTATTGTTTCCATTAATATAATTATATACTCTACCAATTGCTTTATCTATTCCAAACAATTCACCTTTAATATAATTTGTATCTTCTTTTAAATCAACAATAGATACTAATACCCATGTGCATAAACCAAATAAAGCACTACCAGTAAATCCAATAATCCATTTAAGATCAATCTTCATTTAGCAATCTTACCTTTGTTAATACCTTTTTTAATTACATAATCCTTAGTACCATTCGCACCATGCTCAACTTCTTTTTTAAGATACTTAAATATATTCATCTCTTTTAATTTCTTTTCAGT